AAGGCGACGGAGTCGCCACAAGAGGAGGGATCAGAGATGATAAAGAAAGCGGAAGTGTTCAAGTGGTGGGTGGCCGACACATTTTCTTGGGAAGAGATACAGGATATGGCGCGCGGGAAGCCCAGTCTCAAGGATGGGCTCAAAAGATTTGCCGACAAGATAGACGTAGAAGCTGCTTACAGTCGATTTAGCGGGGAGCTTTGGGCAGAGATGGCCGCAGAGGCCGAAAGAATGGGGCACAGCCTTTTGGAGCATATTGGGCTGGCGCTCGCATTTTATGAGATCAAAGATGAATGGGAATTTAAGGCGGCTATGCTGTGGTACGTCGCGAGCGACGCAGCATGGGATCTGATCGAATCAAGGCAAAGAGCGATTATATGAGTGTGGGCCGGCTTCGGCCGGCCGAACACAAAGAGGAGGGATTAAGGATGAAAACGAAAGAAGTGGAATTGTGGGAATTGTATGGGGAAGATGACCAGATCGTTGTAGATTCAGACGATATCTCACAAAAGGTCTCGTTCTTTGAGACTAACGCCTATCTGTTCCCAAAAGGCGCCGATACGGACGCGCTGAGGGAATTAGTGGCTGAATATCAAAAGAGGAAAGAGCAAGATCCCTATCTATCCTTTTTCGAGTTGCTCGACAAGGCTGGCATCGAATATGAGATCGCCGATGAGTCAGAGGACTACCGGCCGGATCTCTTGATCTGCTTCCCGGATGAGCCCGTGGAGTGGGCCATTTGCACAATGGGGGATCTCGAGGGGGTCTCGGATGTATACCAATATTGGGACGGGTCTAACTGGCGCGAGATTTGGGCCGAAGTGGATGTCGAGCGCAGGATTTTGATAGTTATAGACGAGAACGCCAAGGAGTCCCTGGATAAATGGGACGGCCAGAATTGGTACTACCGATCCAGGTTTAACCACGCCAACCTATATAAAATAATCTCTATAAATAATGAGCCAGTGGAGGGTAAGTGGCTTCTGTGGGAGTGGTCCCAGTGGCAAGGGTCGCTCGACAGGGGCGAGATCGTCGAGGAGGGGGATCTCGAGCGCATCCGGAGCTGGGCCGAGAGGCCGGCGGAGGAAGCGTAATAGGGGCGGGGCCGGCGCCCCGCCTAACACTAAGAGGGGGGATTGGGAATGGCAGTTAAGAAGGAATGTTATCCTACTTTCGGACTCGACCGCTACTATTTCGATTTTGGCATGTGCAGCGGGTCGAGAGGATTTTATCAGATCGATAATCATCAAGATGCTTGGTACTATGGGGAATGGGTTAATCCGTTTTCACTCCGCAAGGTCTCGTATTGCGAGGGCGACGTGTGTGAGATCGAATGCGACACGGTCGAGGAGTTTGTGGCTGAAGTGCAAAGGACAATGGAGTTCCACGTGCGATATGCCGGGACCAGGGAGGGGATCGGCATTGACGCTAAGGGGAGAATGGCAGGGGATCTGCTCGCCGATATGGGGCTTGGCGAGTGGGTCCATTGAGGGGGGATCTGAAATGAAAAGCAAGCATAAGCTTATCGATAGGAAGCGATCGTTAAAAGAGCTGCAGCGCGTGGCGGCGCATGTGGCGGAGGAGATCGCGGCTCGTGTGTCGCCATATGATGCGGTCAAGGTGGGGGATTACAGGCTTGCGCAACATTGCTACACGTCGTTGGAGTCGACGGTGAGCTACCGGACATTAGGAGTTAGCCGTGGCTATGGTAGCTGGCGGGCCATTACGGACTTGGGCCGCATGGGCGATGTGGCGGAGATTGACGGGTTGTTAATCCCGGTTGCCGACAAAGAGGCGTTTGTGTTCTTCGTCGAGCATATAATGGAAATTGTGGCGGCGTTCGAGGCGAAGAGGAGGGATTGAGAGTGTATAGCGTCAGGATTGACTGTCTATCTCTTCCACTTGCAACACTTCGTTACTTATTGGGTCCAGTCGGCGAGGATGAGGCCGACAGGGTCCGAATGGAGTTGGCCGAGTTAGCGGACGTTATGCCGGCGGCGCTGTCGTGGCATGACGTATATAGGAAGTGGAGACGATCGGCGATGAAGTCGGTCTCCACTCGGGGGTGAGGAATGGGAGGCGAAACGGGAAACGACCCCTTGGCCGGGAGCGAATGCTCCCGGTCTTTTTTTGCCGAGGGGCGGGGCGGAGGCGCCTAATCCGTAAACAAAAGGCCGACCATTTCGGCATGCAAACAGGGGTATTTTGATCAATACTGACCTATGAAACACGGATCTGCGCTGCATTTCCAGTCAGGTTCACTTTTACCCTTCCCCTTTCCCCCTTAGACTGAACCAACCCCGCCCGCTAAGTTCATTTTTGACCTTCCCTGACCTTTATAATTTGGAAATTACTAAGTAATTCCCAACTTCGCATATTCGTTACAGTGTATACGACGAAGCCAAAATATCTCAATTCATTCTACGATGCCCTGCAAGCTGTCAAACTTTTCCGAAAGGTATAAAACATCGTCTTAAAAAAGTTTGGCACGTTCTGGGGCATCCTGGACGGGTTGTAGGGCATGCTGTGGGGTACCCGTGACCCCCCATTTCCCCATGCGAATATAAAACAGGCTGGACAGACCGACGGCGGGCGCGGCTGGCGCGGGCGTGCATACGTGGGGACAGGCGGGCGTGGCTGGCGGGCGCGGCTGGCTGGCGGGGCTGACGCATGTTTGGGATTTGCCCGGGCAGGAGTGCGGGACAGGGGGGTGGGGCTAAAGATTGCGGCGGCGGGCGATGGGAGGGTGGTCAACCCAACCACTTTTCCCCAATCTCACGTTCTTCTTTTCACAAGTCCGCCTGCCTTCTTTTTCACCTCTCCTTCCCCTGCCTGTGTTGCCCGCAACCCCCGATATTTCAATCCCCTTTGCCCGTAAGGCCGAACATTCCCTTTCCCCGCAGGGCAAATTTTGCCTGAATTTGTCCCTGCTTTTCACGGACGCAATCTAAAAAGTTTCCCCCTCCCCCTCAGACTCCCCTTCCCCTTTCAAAAAGGCCTGTATTTCTTAGTATTTATATATATCTTTTTTTTAAATACTAGAGATAAGAGAGATAGAGAGAGAATAGGTTTAAGAGAAGGGATAGAGAGAAAGAGAGAGGATAGTGTGAAAGGGGAGAGGAAGAGAGAAAGGGAAGGAGAGAGAAAGAGAGAAAAAAGAAAGAGGGGTTGAGGAAATTTTAAGGATTTCGTGAACTTTTTTAAGTGAATGAGTTTAGTTTATATGAGGGAATGAAGAAAGTTTGTGAACGTCCTTGCGCTTTTCGGTTGCTCAGTTTATTCTTATGGAGAAGAAGTATATGAGAAGGGTGGTGAGGAGGTGGCGAAAGAGGAGAGATGGTCCGGCAGTTGCAGGAAATACGACGTGGACAAAATGATAGAGATCATCAACGAATATACGGACAATACTGCCATCCCCATCCTGAAAGAAGTTTGCTATTTAAACGGTTGGAGCTATAAATATGTCTACTACAAGCTCTCCGACAACAACGAGTGCCTGAAGGAAGCCATCCAGAGGCTGTTGGACAAGAAGGAGGCCCAGCTTGAGAGGCTGGCTTTGATCAGGGAGATAGACAGCAAGATGGCCCAGTTTTCGCTTGTCCAGTTGGGCTGGAGGAACGAGCAGAACATAAAGCATTCCGGGGCTGACGGGGGAGCGATAAAGATCAGGTGGATGACCGAGAATGAGGCCGAGGAGGAGGAAGAATAGAGTGGAGATAGTCATTCCCTATGCCCCGAGGTTTCCGCAAAACGAACTGCACGAGGGGATGACGTCCCACAGGTTTAGCGTGGTCGTTGCCCACAGGCGCATGGGTAAGACCGTATGTGCGGTAAATCAGATGGTCCGCATGGCCCTTGAGACCAAAAAGAAAGATGCCCGCTATGCCTATATAGCCCCCTTACTCAAGCAGGCCAAGCGAAATACGTGGGATTATTTCAAGCGCTATACCAGACCTATCCCCGGCACTAAAATATCCGAGGCCGAACTCACGATAGATTTGCTCAACGGCTCGAGGATAATGTTACTTGGGGCCGATAATCCCGATGCCATCAGGGGCATGTACCTGGACGGGGCCGTGATGGACGAGGTGGCCCAGATGAAGCCAGAGGTTTGGGACGAGATTGTAAGGCCCACGCTCACCGACAGGAGCGGATGGGCCGTTTTCATAGGCACGCCCAAAGGGATGAACCTGTTTTACGAGCTTTACCAGAAGGCCCGGACGGACAGCAAATGGTATGCTGCCCTGTACAGGGTGGACGAGACAAAGATTGTGCCCGAGGACGAGCTTGAGATGCTTAAGGCCACCATGAGCGATGCAGCATTCAGGCAGGAATATCTCTGCGATTTCACCGCATCCAGCGACAACACGCTTATCACCATAGACATGGTAACCGAGGCATGTGCGAGGAAGCTGACAAAAGCAGACGTGGCAGGAGCACCCGTCGTCATGGGCGTTGACGTGGCAAGGTACGGGGGAGACAGGAGCGTCATAATCGTGCGGGAGGGCCTCATGTGCTACGAACCGCTCATATTTGACAGGATAGACAACATGACGTTCGCTTCCAGGGTGGCTGTCCAGATACAGGAGCACAACCCCGATGCCGTATTCGTGGATGCCGGACGTGGAGAAGGGGTCATAGACAGGCTTAGGCAGCTCGGTTTTGTCGTGTTGGAGGTCAATTTCGGCGGGAAGGCCATAGACCCGAACCGATATGCCAACAAAAGGACGGAGATGTGGGACAAATGCAGGGAATGGCTTGAGGCAGGGGGCTGTTTGCCAAATGTCCCTGACCTCAAGACTGACCTTGTGGCCCCGACTTACAGGATAGATGCCCAGAACAGGATGGTGCTGGAGCCGAAGGACAAAATAAAGGAGCGGGGCGGGCGAAGCCCCGATATAGCAGATGCTCTTGCCCTCACTTTCGCTGCTCCAGTGCTTAAAAGAGGGGCTTCACGCAGGAACAGGGCGATGCTTGTCGACAGGGAAAGATATTTTTCCAATTACGACGAATACGACCCGTTCAGGATATCGAAATACGAGAAAAGAGAGTTCGGTAAGTCATATCAATGGTAAAGGGAGGGCAACGAATTGGGTGGATTGTTTAGTAAGCCTAAAATACCTAAAGCGCCAGAGCCAATACCTGTGGCTCCAGAGCCGCCTCAGGAGGACAGGAGCGCGCAACTCGCCATGGAGAGGGAGAGGCGCAGGAGGATGGGCGCATATGGGCGCCAGCAGACCGTTGCAGGGGGCCTGACGGGCACGTCGAGCACCATGCAGGCGGGCACCAAAGGCAAAATGGGAGAGTGAGCTGAGGCTTAATGCCTTCTAACGAGGCGTTACTCAAGAAAGTTAAGAGGAGATACAGAGACCTGGACCAACTCAGGCAGCCCATGGTGCCCTGGTGGAAGGACATCACGTCCTACCTGCTCCCCTGGAATGGCCTCTACGACGAGGAAAAGCCTTATAACGTGAGGCGGAACGTGTCCAACATCTACCACCCTGCCCCGACTTACGCCGTTGACATCATGGCTGCAGGCTTGCAGGGCGGCCTCACGTCTCCAGCAAGGCCGTGGTTTCAGCTTGGGATCAAGAGGCCGTCTGGAATGCTCTCAAGCATGGCAAAGCAGTGGCTCAAAAGCATCGAGGACATCATATATGCCATATTTTCTCAGTCGAACGTCTACCAGGGCCTGCACCACGTCTACCGTGAGCTACCTTACGGCACGGC